CTCCTTTACTTCCTGTTTGTTCAAACTCCGCATTTGGTACATTCTTCAAGATAATACCATCAAAAGGTTGTGCCACCGAGGCATGGACAGATGGTTTGTATATGTCCGCCAGTCTCCCTCCATCTTTCTTCAAGACCAATCCCAGCTTAGCAATCAATGTGTCACTGACATTGACATGTCGGGCACAAACTGTCTTCTTCTTGAACAGTCTAAGTCCGAAGAATCTTTCTGACTCAAAAGCATCAAAAATACACAGTCCCTTACAGTTATGCTTAACTGCCACACTATCCGTGGATGGATTTGCATTTTCCACTCTTTTTATATAACCACTTGCACTCTCAGGACCGAATCTACGGGTGACCCAAGCTATAGTTTCAGGAAAGAAGTCAGCACCTCGGACGTAGGCAATTGCAGCGAGATCACCGGCATACAAACCCATCTCACTAAAAACAGTCAAACATTTAGCATAGTGTTTGACAAGAAATTGAGTTTTTACCTTGTCTTTGGAACTGCTGTTTCTAATTGGATTGGCTGCCAGTCTTGATATAGGCAGTGTTTCTTTGTCCCTAAATATGGGTTCAACTTGAACTCCCACCAAACCTGGTTTTTCTGCAGCCACTGCCTCAACTACACCCTCAGCAGTGGTGGGAATCACCATTTGAAGCACAGCAGAATAGAAACCTGGTGGCACACACTCTAGCACACCTCCTTGATCACCGAGCATGACCCCGTCTGTAATCTGCAATTTCTTAACAGCTGCCAGGAGAAACCTTGGGTCGAATTTGTTCCCTTTTGAAACACGACATGCAGCATCGGGACTCAAAGTCATCAGACTGCGCATGAAGTCAAATGAAAGTGATCTGCTAGAAAAGAGAACCGCGTGCGACCAATACTCCCTCAAGGTTTTGTACTCGTGCCCATCAACGGAGACGGGACCAATGCAATCAGGATGGTATAAGTAAGGTAACTCACCACTTTTCTGTGACTGTATCAACTCAGGTTGCACTCTTGGGAGTGTCGGGAGGTCAAGTATAGAACTGATAGACCCCGCCAAGATGTTCGGGATGGATGTGTGTGTCAAGCCCGCCACACCCACAACCAGAAAGACCTCTGACCCATATTCACTAGATGCAGCCAGACGAACCACTGATGACCGTCTGGTTAAGG